CCCTCTGGTCCGTCGAAGTACCAGTTGACTGGAGTGAACTTAGCACCCAGATACATCCACCGTTGGTAGGGGTTGGACTGGATGCAGTCCCAATACTCTCCCGCATCTGGGCAGACAATCCCAGTGTCTATCTCCCAGTATTCAATGCACTCTTGGCAGTTGTCTAGCCAAGGATACAGAGGGTCTGGTCGGCTGTTCTTGAAGATGTCACCCTCGATAGACCAACCAAATGCTCGTGTTGGTGACTCATTGCCATAAGTGCTACCGATCATGTACGGTCGGCGTGGATCACCATTGGGGTACGAGAACTCAGGATCAAACCCAGACTGAATGTAGACATCAAAGGTTCGTCCAAAGGGTGTAAGTCTGCCAAGGTCATGAATCCACATAGCCACAGCATCGGGATCACTAGGTTTACCCACGGTACTATCCAAGGCCGTAGCCAGCAGCAGACTTAGCATTTTATTTTCCTCAACATTCAGGGTTTTCTTGGGGGCAGAGATGTCCACAGTCCACCTTCAACGGCAGAATGTTCTGGACACAGCCCCGAGGGATACAGTTTATGTTCCCAAAATATTCCTTACAATCACTTACAGTTCCTGCAACAGTCACTGATTGATCTGTGTGTTCGACCAGATACCCAATAGTTACCATCTCGATGGGGTTCATGGCGGTGGCTTCTTCGGGGCCAACCCAAGCCTCATCATGACCGTGAGTATCTAGCCAGATAACCTTGACGATATCCATCAATACTTCTTCAGAAGTTCTTTGATTTCAAGGTCTTTACGACCAGCCATCTTTCGCTTACGTCTACGGGTGACTTGACCTCGTTGACTTGCACTTCGTTTTCTTGTGTCACTAGAACTAGCACCAGTACCACTATCAGTATTGTTGCCACCTCCACGATTTCGTGAGGGTACATTGCCACCTAATCCGGGCATATCTAATCTCCTTCTTTGTTGAATTGATGGGGGTGTTACCCCTAAGTTCTTACTATAGATATACCTATATCTATATTCACCTAGATCCTTGTAGATCTAGAGGCCCCCCAAACCCCCCACAAAGGGGAACTTGGGGAGCCACTCATAGGTCTTCACCTGAGTCCTTGTGAGTCTGTCGGCCCAGATACGAATAGTATCCTAATAGTCACCCATTCAGAACCATCGGTTCCCCATAGGTTTAACGCCACGGACATTGTTCATGAAATCTTCCAGTTCCCGGTCCAGCAGTTCAACCTTCCGTGCCTTGATTTGTCTGTCGGCATCCTGAGCCATCTGCTCGGTCCAGTAGTTCACCCCCATCGCTAGGACATCCAAGCGGTCATCATGGGCCAAAGAACCCTTGGCACGGGTAATACGGCTCATCTGATAGAACAACTGGTACTTCAGTGCCTTATCAGGGGACAGGTGGCGGGTGCTGTCGTAGTCCTGTTCAATCACCTTGCGGTTGATCACAAGTCTGTGTTGATTCATCACCGGCTCTAGGGTGTCAATGATCCGGCGTTCCTTCTGGGTGCTGTGCCTTACTTCCTCAACACTGACCTTGTAGATCTTCGCAAGGACAGGCTTCAGGAGGGCCGTGAACATGCCGTCACCGAAGTTGGATTCCACAAGGACCAGATTGACCTTTTGCTCTCGGGCGATCACAGCGAGCCTCTGAAGGGCCTTATCGTCGTATCCACCCTCAATGCCCCCAGCGTCCGTCACGAAGAGGAACCCGTTGATCATCTTGACCACGGCATACGCAGTCTCATCAGCACCACGACCTGAGGGGTCGATGGCGAGGACAGAACCGCTGAACTTCTTCCAGCCGTGGGATACCTCAAAGGGGGTGTAGTACCTGTCTCCAGATAAACCCACGCACGGCACATCAGTAACAACCCGATCTCTATCAGGTGCCCAAACAACTTTCTCGGGGCCTTCATCTCCACTGATACTCATGACCAGCAAGTCCGATAGTTTGAGCGGATACCTATTCTGATCAGACAGGGTGGCATCCAGCATAAACTGCAAAGCAAACCCAGTACGTCCATAGGAAGCCTCACGTTCCATGAGATCTTCGTTGTTGAACCGCAGCGGGTCGATAGGAGTCCCTGAGTCCTCTGTGAGGGCTTTCACCAGTGGAGCAAGGGTAGAACCCATCCGGTTCTGCTGGCTCTCTGAGGGGATTCTAGCGGGCCAGATACGGGTCTTGTATCCGCGTTCTGACAGGGCCGAATATATGGTCATCTCAGTTTGGGGGGTGCCGAGGTAGAGGATCTCTCCTTCGGGCTTGAGGACAGCATCGAATTCCTTGATTGTCTCAAGAAGTTTGTCTCTCATCATCTGAGTGGCAGAGTTATTCAGTGACTCAACATCGTCGGCAATGATGAGGTCAGCACGAGATCCTGTGATCTGTGAGGTGATACCTTTGGATACTACTGAGGGTGCGTGTGAGGCAGGAGCCGGTCCTACGTCAAAGGCAACCTTGGAGTTCCGTTGGTCTTCTCGGGGCTTGAGGTGTTCCAATATGGACATCTCGTGGATAAGCCTCAGGGTGAATGTGGAGAAGTCATCGGACCTTTGTTTACTGGCGGACACCACTAGGATGTTCTTGGAGGGGTCCATCAGAAGTTGGTGGCAGACGTAAGCCGATGTAATCCATGACTTTCCGACACCACGAAACGCTTGGATCACTCGACGCTTGGGACCATTCTGAACATAGTCAGCAATGTCATACTGGACCGGGGTAGGGTCCGGTAGATTCAGTTGCTTCCAGCAAAGGTAGAGGAAGTTTCTGAAGTCCTTGAGTTCTTCCATTACTTCTTAATCTTAAGCCGTTTGCGGCCTGATGCAGTGATGGGGTAGGTCACACGATCAGGGCCAGTTTTCTTACGAGAAGCAGTTCTTTTCTGGGAAGAGGACATGCGATCTGCAACAGACTTAGGACGGCATGCGGGGTAGGGCCGAGAGGAACCCTTGGCAGATTTACGGCCACACTTCTCGCCGGTCTTGATATCCCGCCAGTCTTCCTTGAACCACTTGGTTAGGCCGCCTTTAGTCTTTGCCATTATTTACCAACCTTCTTCTGGGCTACCTTGTGTGCTTGTCCGAAGGTGTTTCCTTTAATCATCAATCTACGCATAAGAGCCATGTGCTTTTTGCTGTGATGAACTGAGTGACGCTTCATTGTTTGTTCTTGACGTTTAGTAAGTTTTTTCATTATCGGTATCCTCCACCACGTTTCTTGTACTCACGGACCAGCCAAGCGTTGGCGTAGGCTGATGGGTAGACATCGAACTTCTTCTTTGCTGCTGCTTTGGTCCGAGCATACAGGGCAGGGTTAGTTGGTTTAGGACTGCCCGACTTTGCTTTGAGTTTACTTTTGGACATGTCAGTCACCTAACTTCAGAGGACTTTTACCATTCCGCTCACGCATTACTGTGAGTTCGCTGAGGGTGTAGACACGCGGGGCACCATCGGTGTGGACAATGCCAGCACGGCGAACCTGTCCAAGGCCCATGTGAAAACCTGTGTCACACACTTCGCCATTCTCATAGAAGTATTTAGGATTGACGGACTTGTTCATTTTGAGTTTTTTGGTAGCCATTACATAGCCTCCTTGTCGGTGAATGGAAGAATTTTGGCGAGGTTTGCCAAGGGGTCACTTTGTTCAACTGTGCCATCAATGCCGTTGTCCTTGAGGAACTGACGGGCGACGTTGAGTTCTGATGCCGTAGCCTCTCCTGACTCAACACGATTCAGCAGTTGTTCGGCTAGAACTTTATGTAGTTTGTTTTCAATGTCTTTCATTTTGTACTCCTGCTGCCCTGACACTTCCAGCGTTTGCGGCTGAGGCGTAGGGCACTGTTGGGGTCACGAGCAGCCTTGGGGAACTGACGCATCTGTCCCATAGATCGGGCACAGTAGGAGTCACCCTTAGATGTGCCGGGACGGACACGAGGTCCACCGTCCTTGGCTTTCCCTGCTTGACCATAAGATGTACGACGAGTTCGGCCTGTCTTTGGATCTTTGTAGATCTTCAGGCGAGCCTTTCCTTTTGATGGTGATGCCATGTCAAACTCCTATTTTGGTTGCAATAAAACTACAAACTGCACCCACAACAGCAGCAGCACCCAACATATAACTACGTCCTTGTTCGAGTTTGCGAAGTCTTTGATCTTGACGATCCAGTTCTTCATCGTGGTACTTTTGTCTTGTGAGCATTGCATCGACTTTTCCTTCAAGTCTTCCTAGAGCGAGAAGTATT